GCGTGGACATTGGCGAGGGCAGCGAGTTCGTTGCCGACGCCGATGCCGCAGCGGCGCTGCTTGACGCAGGTGCGGCCGAAGTCGCAACGCCTGACGCCTCGGCCTGAGCTGAAGCACGCCGAGCATGACATACGCCACCCAACAGGACCTGGTCGACCGCTTTGGCGGCCAGGAAATCGCGCAGCTCACCGACCGAACCAACGGCACGGTGATCGACGCGACCGTGGTGGCGCGTGCGCTTGGCGACGCAGATGCCGAGATCGATGGCTACCTGGCTACGCGCTACGTTCTGCCGTTGACCATCACGCCTGCGGTGCTGGTGCGCCTGGCCGCCGACATTGCACGCTACCGGCTGTTTGATGACAGGACCACCGAGGCCGTGCGCCAGCGTTACGCCGATGCGGTACAGCTGCTCAAGTCCATGGCCTCCGGCCTGGTCAAGCTGGATGCCGGCGTGACGCCGCTGACAGTGGACAGTGCGGCAATCCCGGTTCTGGCGCGTTCGCGGCAGCGCACGTTCAGCGATGCATTGCTGGACAAGTACTGAGGCACGCCATGGATGTGAACTTCATCATTGACCGGCTCGTTGCCCAAACCATCGCAGGCATCAAGAGCATCGGCGGCAGTGCCGACCTGGACGCGGCCTTGGCCGGCGCGGTGACAACGCCCAGCGTGTTCATTGTCCCCTTGACGGAAACGGGTGCGCGTTCGTCCATGCTGTCCGTCACGATGCAGCGCCAGACGGCCGAGTACGGCGTGATCACGGTGGTGGCGAATCGCCGGGACGTGACGGGCAAGGCCTCGCTGGCCGAGCTGACGCCGATCCGGGCTGCCATCAAGGCCGCACTGATTGGCTGGGTGCCCGACACGGCAACCGGCGAGGCCATGCAGTTCACCAGTGGACGGCTGCTGCGCTTTGACGATGGGCGCGTCTGGTGGACGGACCAGTTCTCCTTCTCCTCCTATTACCAGGCCTCGGCCTGAACCATTTGGACCACACCATGGCAACAAAAAACACCCAGGCTTCCGATCAGGCATCTGACCTGGTCGGCGCCGATCCAATCAGCACTGGCGATGTCCTCGCCGCCGTGGTGCCGACGCGCACCCCTGACAACACCCCACTGCCTGGCGGCGGTCGCTTCCGCTGGGACGAGGGCACTGCCAACTGGGTTGATCAGGACGCTGCCGCGCCGGCCGCGCAGTAAGCACAACACCGATTCACAGGAGCATCCATGTCACGCTACATCGCCAACACAGCAATCCTGGCCAAGGCCGAAACCACTCCCGGCACCGATGCCGTACCCACGGGCGCCGCAGATGCCTGCCTCGTTTCCAACGTTTCCATCACGCCGCTCGACGCGCAGATGGTTGATCGCAAGCTCATTCAGGGCTTCTTCGGCACCAGCCAGCAGTTGCTCACCACGGCCAACGTGAAGTTTTCCTACGCTGTCGAGCTGGCCGGCAGCGGCACGGCCGGGACCGCGCCGCAATGGGGTGACATGCTGCTGGGCTGCGCCTGCGCTGAGGCCTCATTGACTGCTCCGGTTCGGGTTGAATACACCCCCGTTTCGACTGCGCTCAAGACCCTCACGCACTACTGGTACGACGACGGTGTCTTACACAAGGCGCTGGGCTGCATGGGCAACGCCAAGTTGTCGGCCAAGATCGGCGACGTGCCGCGCCTGAGCTTCGACTGGATCGGCCTGGACGGCACCGCGTCCGCAGCCTCCAATCCCGCGCTGACGCAGACGGCCTGGAAAGTGCCGCCCGTGATGAACAAGGCCAGCGTGATCGACATCACCTTGGGGTGCACCTATGCGACGGGTGCGCTCACGGGCGGCACGGCCTACAACAGCACCGGCCTGGAGATCGACTTTGCGAACAAGGTCAACTTCACGCCGTTCTTGTCGACCGAGTCGGTGGACATCACGGACCGCGATTCGAGCGGCAGCATGGAGCTGAACCTCACTGCGGCGCAAGAAGTGGCCCTGCTGGCCATGGTCAAGGCCAACACGCTGACCAGCATCGGTTTCACCATTGGCACCACTGCGGGTAACAAGTTCATCCTCTACTTCCCAGCCGTGCAGTTGCTCAAGCCGACGAAGAAAGAAGTCAACGGCGTGCGCACCTGCGCATACGAGCTCAAGCTCACGCCTCTGGTCGGCAACGATGAGTTCCGCATCGTCTGCCTGTAAATCATCCCTCACCAATTTTTGAAAGACCCACGAATGAACACCATCAATCCGGCTTCTCAATTCATTGTTGCCATTGGCAACGTCGTCAAATTTCCTGTCAAGTTCACGCTCAAGGACGGTGCCGTTGATCGCGAATTCAGCGCCGAGCTGGAGTGTGATCGCCTGGCACAAGATGACGTCTCGGCCAGGCTGGCCGCCGGCTCGAACGACATGAAGACCTTCATGTCGGGTGGCCTGGTCAAGGGCTGGACCGGTCAGACCCTGATCGTTGACCAGACGACGGGGCAACCTGCAGCCTTCAGTGATGCGGCACTTGATGCATTCCTGGGCGTCTCGGGCGTCGCGTCGGTGTCGTTCTCGGCCTACATCGCTGCCATCGGGGCGAAGCAAAAAAACTAGCGGAGGCGGCCCGGCTATGGGCCGCAGGGCGTCTGCGCACGGGCAGGAGCGCAGACGATGACGCTGAGCTGCAGCGGCACGCGGTAGGCGCGCTGGAATTTTTTGGCCTGGCGCCTGACAGGCCGCCAGTGCGCAGGCCCGACGTGTTCTACATATGGCCTGAGAACGCGGGGCCATGGCGGATTTTTCAGGGTCTGTGCACGCAGTGGATCATGGGCGGGTCTGGACCGACTGGATTGCCCCATGCAGAGATTCGCAAGGAGGTCGAGGTAAATTGCCGGGGTGGCCACCGGCGCTCTGCTGCAAAAAAGCGCGATGAGCTGATGGACCTACTGCTCGCCGCTGAGGGTGGTGCACTGACAGGGTTCGATGAGCGAATCGAGGCCATTCGCCAGAGCAAGAAGTAAAACATTTTAGTTATGGCCCATCGCGCGCGCGCGGCACAGTGCGGCGATGGACTCCAGCCTCAGCTTCAAGATATCTGTTGATGGCGCCGCCGTGGCGCCAGCCGCAGCGCAGATTGGGCGCGAGTTCCAGAAGGCAGCAGCGACCTCAACTGCAGCATTGGATGACATCAATTCGTCCATCAAGAACCTCAATGTCCAGAGTGGGAAACCCCTCGGCATTACCTCTGAAGTAGAAAATCTCGGAACCACCGCATCAGCAACGGGTGTTCAAGCGCAGGTGTTGACGTCTCAGGTCAAGGACCTGATCACACAGGTAGTGGCCGGAAAAGCGCCGGTAGAAACATTGGTGCAACAGGGTGCCCAAGTTGGTCAGACGATGGCCGCCATGGGCGCCACATTTTCCCCTGTCACGGTTGGCATCGGTGTATTGGTCGCCGCTTTGGGATTCGCAACGATGGCGCACCGCATGGGCGTAGCGGAGGCCAAAGCGTATAACGAGGCCCTTGTGCTGACGGGCAATGTGGCAGGTGTCACACGCGGTCAGCTCGACTTGATGGCCGCCGGGATCGGCAAGGTTGTCGGTACGCAAGGTCAAGCAGCCGCGGCACTGGCCCAACTGGCTGCTACTGGCCTCGTCGCGGGCAACAATCTGCAGCAGTTTGCCCAACATGCAATCGAAACGGAGCGCGTGATCGGTCGCAGTGTCAGCGATACCGTGACCATTTTTGCGGAGCTGGGAAAATCGCCGGTGCAGGCCAGCCTCAAGCTCAACGAGACGACGAACTACCTGACGGCATCGGTCTACAACCAGATCAAGGCGCTCGACGATCAAGGCCGAAAGGCCGAGGCAGCATCTGTCGCTCAGAAGGCGTTTTCCGATGCAGAGGACGGCCGGATTAAACGCCTGCAGGCGAACCTCGGGACCATTGAGAAGGCCCTTCAGTCGGGGACAGACGCCTGGAAGCGATTCTGGGATGGTGCCCTGGGCATTGGCCGCCAGGAATCGGTGGAGACAGCCCTGCAGAAAGCCCAGACCAACGCCCAGGCGCTGCAAAAGCAACTTGAGCAGCGGCAATCAAACGGGCAGGCAACGGGCGACCTTCAAAAACGGCTTGATGCGGCAAATGCGCTTGTCGCCATGAGCAAAGAAGGCGTCAAAATTGCGGAACGTGCTGCCCAACTGCAAACTGACGACGCAGTCAAGAAGCGTGCGGAACTGGACCTTTCCGTAGCTTTGGAGGGGTCTGACACAAGACGAGAGCAGCTTGCCAAGGCCATCCAAAATGCGAACTCGATGGCCGACCAGGCCGGCGCGAGCCAGGCTGACCGTTCCAAGCTGTTAGCGAACGTCTACAACCAGTACAAGGATGTTGTCGGAAAGGGTGTCGAGGCCCAGATCGAGATCGTGCGCCAGGGTGAAAAGGCCAAGGAAGAGATCATCATCCGCAGCCTGAACGACGTGAAGGCCCAGCGCGCGATGGGGAACATCAGCGAGATCTCGGAAATTGAGCAGACGAATCAGCTCACGCTTCAGCAGTTCGATGTCAAACGCAGCGCTCTCGTTCAAGAACTGGCGCTTTCTAAGAAGGGTGTCGACAACAGCAAAGAAATTGCGACTATCGAAGGGCAAATTGCAGATGTCGATGCGCAAAGGCTGACAGCGAAGCTCAAGGGCGAGGGGCAGCTATTGGCCGCACGACAGGCGTTTAGGCGTGTGGGGCTGGATGCCCATGAAGAGCAGATCAGGCAGAACAAAGCGGAGGAAGCTGCCGCGTTTGACGCAGCGAAAGCTCGCAACGATGCCGCCACCGTCATCACAGATCAATATGTCAAGGCCATTGATCTGGCCAACAAGGAAACCTCCTTTGAGGCGACATTGCTTGGTCAATCGCAAAAACTGCGCGATATCGCTATCGGCCAGCGCCGCGTGGAACTGGAAACCGAGAAGGAAATAAACAGAATCAAGGCTGCTGGACTCACCGCCGATGAACAGGAAGTCTTAATCGCCAAGGCCCGAGCAGCACAGATATCGGCGAATACTGGCGTTGTCGCCAAAGCCGAGCTCGATGAGCAGACCCAGATTTTGAATTCGTTCGAGCAGTCCGCACACACTGTTTGGACCACGGTCACCCAAGGTGGCCAGGACATCTGGAGCAAGATCAGGAACACGGCGAAGACGGTGTTTTTCGACTGGCTGTACCAGATGGCGGCCAAGCCGATCTTGCTCAATGTCGGCGCCCAGCTCGTTGGTGGATCAGGCGCATCAGGCGCTGCCAGCACCACAGCTAGCTTGGCCAGTGGTGCGAGCGGGCTAAGTAGTCTGTCCAGCCTCGGCGGCGGCGCCACCGGATTCATGAATGGCCTGTCTGCTTGGGGTGAGGGCGGCAGCGTCACGGGCATGATGTCCAACGCGGGTCTGTATTCAGGGATGGAACTGGTGGGAGCTGCTTTCCCGTATATCGCGGCGGCCGTGGCCATTTACAGCCTGCTGTCCAGTGGCGGAACCAAACCATCAATCGAAGGTGGGTACAGCACTGCAGGCGACCCAGGCACGAACGGCAAGAGCTATACCAACGGCTACTACGGCGGCGCCATGGACACCAGCTCCAAGGCGGTTGTGGACGGTCTGGCCAAGACCTATGCATCGACGGTCTCGGCGCTTGGCGGCAAGGCAGCAAACCTGACGTCGAGTGAATTCACTGGCATCGATCAAAACGGACACGCGTCGGCCGTCGACTTGAGCGCCTTTGTCAATGGCAAGGCGGTCTACAACCGTGCCGCAGACCTCGGTACAAATAAGGTGGGTAGCAGCGATGCCGAGATCCAGGCCGCGCTGGACCTGAGCACCAAGAAAGCGCTGATCGAAGCGCTCAAGGCCACCGACATGGGGCCGCTGCTCAACGACTACCTGTCGCAAGTTACGACCACGGGAAAGTCGATAGACGAGATCACGACGACCTTGGCCGACCTCACGTCGCTCGGGGACTTCTCCAAGACCGTCAAGGCGCTTCCCGCCGGTTTCAGTGCGCTGCAATCAGCCAGCTCAGCCGCAGCGCTCGAGCTGGTGACTGTTGCCGGGAGCATGGGCAATCTGCAAAGCGCCTTGAGCGGCTACTACGACCTGTTCTACACCGATGCGGAAAAGTCCGCCAACACTCTCAAGAACACAACCACAAGTTTCGCCGACATTGGCGTCACGATGCCCGCGCTCGATT